ATGAACGAAGAAATATTATTAAATTATATATTAAAATTAATAGAATATTATAAAACAATAAATAAATGTATAAATTTAGGTTGTACTTCGGACGAATTAATTAAAACAAAAATTGAATTATCAGAGGAAAGCGAAAAATATATTAAAAATATTATGAAAGAAAGGAAAATAAAAAAATGGAATTAGAAATAGAAGAAAAATTACAATTAAAATACAAAAATTTAATAGTAGAGGTAAACTACAAAGATATAAGAAAATACGAAATAGTAATAAAACTAGAATACAAGGGCGTAACATACGAAAGCAAATTTGAATATTTATACAATGCGAAATTGACATTAGACGCAAATATTGCTACAATAGAAAATATAATAGATAGTAAAATAATATTATCATTTTATAAGAAAGGAGAATAAATATGAACAAAAGTGAATTTATACCAACAATAGCACCATTAGTACAAGCAGAAAACAAAAAAAGGGGTTATCCTTTATTTTCAAGCGTAGTAATAGCGCAAGCAATATGTGAAAGTGGCTGGGGGCAAAGTAAAATAATGATGAAAGCAAATGCAATTTTTGGCATAAAAGCAACATCTAATTGGAAAGGTAAAGTATATAATGCAAATACGCAAGAGTGTTACGACGGCGTAAGTTACACAAATATAACAGCTTGTTTTAGAGCATATAACAGTTTAGCAGAAAGTATATCAGATTATTTCGACTTAATAACAAAATTAGAAAGATACAGAAAAGCAACAGTAGCAGAAACACCGTTAGAGTGTATAACAGCAATAAAAAATGGGGGTTATGCTACAAGTCCAACATATATAAATACTATAATGTCAATAATAAATAGTAATAATTTGACTAAATATGACGTTGTGGAAAATGTGGAAAACGTTGTTGATAACTTAGAATATATTGAATATATTGTAAAAGCTGGGGACACACTATCAGAAATAGCACAAAAATATAATACAACATATCAAAAAATAGCAAAAGATAATAATATTTCAAACCCTAATTTAATATATCCAAATCAAAAATTAAAAATATATACAAATGTTTCACAAGGAACAAATGAAATAATATACATAGTAAAATCTGGGGATACATTATCAGAAATAGCGCAAAAATTTAATACAACATACCAAAAAATAGCAAAAGATAATAATATTTCAAATCCTAATTTAATATATCCAAATCAAAAGTTGGTGATTAAATAATATGGCAGAAGTAACAATAAATAATTCGCCAATCCATAGCGATAGTATTTTAACTGCTGTTTTTGGAGAAACAGGGGCAAGTTGGGCAAGATACCATACTGGAACAGACTTTGCACCTTATGGTTCTACACCTGCAAACCCTAGTTTATATTCTGTTTGCAACGGAACAGTACAAAATATATTATATGACGAAACATTAGGTAATCAAATAATTATACAAGACAGTCAAACAGGAAATTATTGGCGTTATTGTCATATGCAAAGTGCTAGTTCTTTAAATGTTGGCGACACAGTAAACACAAATACAATAGTCGGAATTATGGGGGCAACAGGTAATGTAACAGGAATACATTTACATTTGGAATATGCTACAAGCCCTATTTGGAATTATGATACTTTTTTAAATCCTAGCGACGCTTTAAATATACCAAATATAAGAGGAACAATAGTGCATTGGGACGGAACTATACCACCAGAACCACCGACACCAACTATAATATTAAAAAAACGTAGATTTCCTTGGGCTGTATTAACAAATAAAATAAGAAAACAACGAACATTTTTTTAAAATGTTCGTTTTATTATTGACAAAATTTTAATTTTATGCTAATAATTTTAATAGATACTAACGAGAAAGGAGAGAAACGAAATGGATATTTTACAATTACTGGGTAGTTATTGCTTTCCTATTGTAGCGTGTTTAGGTATGGGCTGGTATGTTAAATACATAACAGATAAAAATATGGAAGAAACAAGTACATTAAATGCACAGCATACAAAAGTTATGCTAGCATACAAAGACGAATTAAAAGACGCTATAAACAATAATACATTAGTAATGCAACGATTATGCGATACAATGGAAGTAAAAAACACAAGAACAAAGAAAAGTAAAAAAGGAGAGGAGGAGAAAGAAAATGAAGCTTAGTAAAGAAGAATTAAAACAAAAAGTTAATGAACTTGTAACAGATAACGACATTGCAATACAATTACTAGAAGACATAGAAGATAGTATGGAAGTAGGCGAAGTAGATACAACTAAAATAGACGAGTTACAAGCAAAACTTGACGATTTACAAGAAAAATATAAACAAAGATTTTTAAAAGGCGACGACAAAAAAGACGCCGAAGACAAAAAAGAAGAAGTCGACGAAGAATTAGAAGAAAAAGAAGTAATCGACATAAAAGAAATTTAATTATAGAAAGGTAGGAAAATAAAATGGCTTTAAATAAAGTTTTAAAAGTTAATAATGATAGCGAGCTTTTATCATTTATTATAAATACTACACCAGAGCTAGCAAGTGAAATAGATTTACCAGTACAAGGCGAAAGCATAGCGCCAATAGGTAAATTGATAATGTCAAATGAAAGATATAAAAATGCTTTCTTAAATACAATAAATTTAATAGGTTTAACAGTAATAGATAGAAATTACTGGGAAAACCCTTGGGAAGTTTTTGCAAACAGAGGTACTTTACCTTATGGGCAAACAGTTAGAGAATTGATAGTAGATATAGCAAATGTTTATGATTATAACGAATTTGCAAATGACGTAGACCATTTCTTAGAAAATGTAGTACCAAACGTATATAATTATCTACACGAAATCAATTATCAAAAATTTTATAAAACTACAACATCTGACGAACAAATGGCAATGGCTTTCAATACAGAAGGGGGCTTATTCGATTTAATCGAAAAAATAGTAGGCTCTTTATATGAAGGTTATAAATACGATAAATATATAGCAGATAAATATATGTTATGTAGAAGAATTATAGACGGAACTATTACAAGTGTTAAAATTGACGATTACGCAAACTTAACACCAAGACAAAGAGTAGCGAAGTTAAAATCTGTATCAAATTTAATGACTTTCAGAAGTCCAAACTATAACCCAGCTGGCGTAAGAGTTTCAACTCCATTTGATAATCAAATAGCTATTATCAATACAGATTTTGAAGCTGATATGTCAACAGATGTTTTAGCAACTTCTTTCTTCCGTAATGAAGCAGAAATGAAGTCAAGAAGTGCTTTAATAGATGGTTTCGGAAATCACGACGAAGCGAGATTACAAGAATTACTTGGCGACGCATACGTACCATTTACAGAAACAGAATTAACAGCATTAAGAAATATACCAGCAGTCATAATAGACGAGGAATTTTTCCAAGATTATTCTTACGCAATGGATAATAACGCAGATACTAAAATGACTGACTTCTATAACCCAGAAACATTAAAAAGAAATCATTGGCTTCACACTTGGAAAGTGTTGTCTACTTCGCCATTTAAACGGAGCTTGCGTATTTACCATAGATACACCAGCTGTAACAGAAGTAGCAGTAAATCCAAGCGAAGTATCAGCTAGTGCTGGTTTAGATGTTCAATTACAAGCAGTTGTTACAACTACTGGTTTTGCTAATAAAGCTGTAACTTGGAGTATAACACAAGACCCAGAAGAAGACCCAGCAAAAAAAGCGACTGTCGACTTAAACGGAAAAGTACATATTCCAGCTGGACACGTAGCAACTACACCAGACGCAGAAGACAAACTAGTAATAGTAACAGCTACAAGTGTATATGATAATGAACAAAGTGGAACAGCAAGTATAACAGTTCTTTAATAAACAAAACGGCTGGATATAAAATCTAGCCGTTATTATTTTATAAGAAGGGAGAAAGAAAATGAAACGTAAACTAATAAATTCGCAGTTGTCTAATTTTAAAACTTACGAAATGTATAAAAGACAATTACTTACACTTGCCGAAAATGTGTTTGAATTTTCAAATATGTCAAAATTTATAGACACAGCATACTTAAATAAAACATTATTAAGACAAGGAAGTATAGCATTTTTTGTAGACGAAGTATTAGGACTTTTAGCTTTACCATATCAAAATATTGGTAAATTAGATGTATACGGAAGACCTACAAGCATACAAGTAACATCACAAAACGGATATACTAAATTATTAAGAAATCAAGACGACTTTGTTATAATGTACGATAATAACGGACGCTATCCATTATGGTTAGATATATTACAATACAGCGAGCGTATCGCGTTAGACACTAGAACAACAGATATAAATATAGCCCAACAAAAAACGCCTAGGTTTTGGAAAACAAAAACAGAAAAAGTAAAATCAATACAAGACTTAGTAAATAACGTAGACGGTATGGAAAATACAGTTATTTCATACGACGACTTAGACTTAGACGATACAACATTAGTACTAGCGCCAGCACCTTTCGTAGCAGATAAAATAGACGAACACAAAGAGAAAGACTGGAACGAATTTTTACGACTTATTGGAATTGCTAATATGAATTTTCAAAAGAAAGAGCGTAATATACGCGACGAAGTATTAGCAAGCCAAGGGGGAACAGTTGCAAGTAGATATAGTCGTTTCGAGCCTAGAAAAAAAGCGATAGAAGAAATAAACGAAAAATTAGCAAATAAAATATTAGTTAATGGAAAACAAGCAATAGAACAAAAAATAGAAGTAAAATACTACGACGGAATACCAACTAGCATAGAAGAAATAGAAGACGTCTACGAAGACGAGGAAGGAGAGGGCGAAAATGATACCATATTATAACGGTTTATTTATGTTTTATCCTTTTTTACCACCTAATTGTAGTAAACCACCTACTTTATATTCTATTTTAAATTCTATCGTAAATGGAGATAAAGAGGAAGAAGACTACACAAAAATAAAAGACTTAGCAAAAGAAGGACGAACAACTATTTTTAACTTTGATTATCCTTTATCACAATATTTAGATAAGGAAAAATTTGAAATAATGATATTAAATCATTATTTACAACGCCGAATTGGTTTTGAAACTGTAACAGCTTTTAGAATACAACTAGACGTAAAACTAAACGAAATAATGCCATTATACAATAAAATGTTTAACGCATTAGAAAATTGGGAAATTTTTAACGACGGCGAAGTTACTACTAGAACTGGTACAGATAATACAACATCACAAAATACAAATAATACAAGCAATACATTAGAAAATAGTTCTACAACAAGTACAGAAGATATATCAGACAGAAGAAATAGCGAACTACCTCAAAACCAACTTGAAGATTTAAGAAACGGAAGTTATGTTACTAATTATAGTTATGATACAAATACAAATACTGGTAATGATAATTCACAAAGTAAAGGAACATCACAAGCAACAAATCAAGGTACAGACAATAAAATATATAATGAAACAGTAACAAGAACGCCAGCAGATAAAATAGCAATTTTAAAAGAAATGCAAGAAAATATAAAATCAATATATAGTTTAATTTATAAAGAGTTAGACTGTCTATTTTATAATTTAGTATAGAGAGGAGAAAGAAAATGAATAAATTTGAATTTAAAAATTTAACACCTTTTAAATGGTTTGTATTAGAGAATTTTCCTTTTATAGAAGCAGACTTTGACGCTTTAACAGAGTGGCAACTTTTTTGTAAATTAGGAAAAGAAATGAATAAAATAATAAATAGTGAAAATACATTAGGTACACAAGTAGAAAATGTTACAAATGCTTTCATAGAATTACAAAATTATGTTAATAATTATTTTAAAAATCTAGATGTGCAAGAAGAAATAAATAATAAATTAAATGAAATGGCAGAAGACGGAACATTACAAGAAATTATTACAGAATTTTTGAAAATTAAATCATTATTAGTTTTTGATAATGTAAACGAAATGAAATTATCTACTAATTTAATAAATGGTAGTTATGCAAAAACTTTAGGTTTTTATAATAAAAACGATTTTGGAGGGAATATATATAAAATAAGAAATAAAATTGAAGAAGATATAATAGACGATATATTAATAATTGAAATAAACCAAGAATTAGTAGCAGAATTGATATTGGATAATATTATGAGTGTAGAACAATTTGGGGCTTATGGAAATAATGAAGAAGACGACACTTTATCTATTCAATTAGCAATTAATAATTGTAAAAAAGTATTATTCAATAAAACATATAAAACTACTTCACAAATTACAATAAATACACCTTGTGAATTAATAGGAAATGGCACATCTATTATAAATTCTACTTTATCTGGTAAAGATGATGTTTTCAAGGTTTTAACTTCAAATGTAAATTTTTTAAATTTAGAAATTAATTTACAATATAATGGTGGTGGAGTACACGGAGAACACGGCGCAACTATTTGTTTTGGTACATATAAAATGGATACTCCTTTAAATATTTCTAATTTTATAATAAGAAATTGTAGAATAAAAAGACAAGGTACTTTATCAGAAAATATAGCAATTTTTGGAGATACACATAACGTATTAATAGAAAATTGTTATATTTATGGGGAATGTATAACACTACATTGGAGTGGAGATTTTGACGAAAGGTATCCAAATACGGGTAGATGTTCTATAACTTTCCACCCTTACAATGTTATAATAAGAAATAATATATTAGAAAATAATCGAGGGGTTTTTGTTTCTTCTGCTTATAATGTAGAGATATTAAATAATACTTTTATTAATAATACTTTTCCTATTACTTTTTCTATTGGAGATTATGGAAACACTTTTGCACAAACTTATCAAAAAGAAAATATAATGACAGGCTTAACCGTAGAAAATTGTAATTTTACTGAATATGAAGAAAATGCAATATATATTACTGGTTATGGTTATAGAGAAGACGACCCAATACATCAAAAAAATTATATAACAAATTCTAAAATTAATATAAAAAATTGTAGTTTTGAAGATAGTACTTTAAACCCAAATAAAGCAATAGTAAATTTAATTTTAGCTTATGGTATAAATTTTAATAATTGTAAATTTAAAACAACAAATAGAAAAAATGCAATATATGGAAATCCATTTTTTGATACACAAATAGAAAATTGTTATTTTAGTGTAGCAGAAAACCCAATATCTATTTTTGGTGGAAATAATATTATTATTAATAATTGTATAGCTAATATTAATAATAAATTTAATTTTATTAGAACTAATCAATATACTTTTAATTTTACTGAAACAAATTACAAAGTAGAAAATTTAACAATAAAAAATAATATTTGTAGTGGTATAACAACATTATTATTATTACAATATGTAAAAAAATGTTTAATTGATAATAATAAACTATTATTAGCTAATATAGGTATTCAACTTTCAATAGAAAATGAAAATATAACAATTTCTAATAATAAATTTACAGATAATTCAGAAACTTTAATAGCAAGTCATTTCAATATTAAGTCAGATTTTTGCAAAAATTTAATTGTATTAAATAATAATTTTAATGGTGCTAGAGGCGTTGGAATAAATACAAATTCGCTTAATAATAGAATATTACACAATAACTTAATAGAAAATAGCTTTACAAATGCTTTATTAGTTGCACTAACTGGAAATAGAAGTAATAAAGATGTTTTCTTACTTGGTAATATTACTGACGACACATCTCAATTAATATATGGTACTGATTATCAATATATTAATTATACAGAAAATTAAAGAAAAGAGAGGATATATCCTCTCTTTTTGTTGCACGTGAAACATTATACAATAATATTATTTAAGTTGTAATTTCCAACATTTCCGTGATTATGCCATATAGTAACACCACGTCTACAAGCATTATTTATAATATCCATATATTTACTTGGTACTTCGCCATATCCTATTTCTTCACTAGCGCCAATTTCAACATAATTCCAATATCTACGACCAGTAATATTAGGTAATTCTAAACTTTTTATTGCATATCCAAATCGTGTAAAGTAATCGTCTATTATTTTTAAATATTCCGTTTTAGCGCGCATTTCTCTAAATGTAAATTTATTTCTATTACAAGCCCATATAACGTCCCCAGTTGCTTGACCACCAGCTATATTAGGCGATAAGCTTGCTTGATTAAATTGTCCTATTGTTCCAGCTACTGTACCAGCTACACTAGTAATAGCACCAGCTACAATAGGTAAAGTAGCACCACCAGTAGCAATAGCAGTAGCAACACCCCCAGCAGTTAAAGCAATACTTGCAACTAAATTAACACCGTTTTGCGTTAGCCAGTTTGTGAAAGCGTCAGAAGACCAAGCACAAGTTGGATATTTTCCCGTTGGTAATGCTTCATCGTCGTTTGTACTCATATTTTTATAATTTTTAGGAACTAATCGACCACTACCACCAATAGCAATACTAAATTGGTTTTCAAAAACGCAATTTTCTGATGTAAAATCTTCGTATTTATATATGTTATTACTTCCATTATTATTAGATACAAATAAATAATTATATGGATATACAAAACATTTATTATTTTTTGGAATAAAATTGCTAAAACTTGTACGTTTATTTATTGTAGTATTAAATTTTGTAGGTAACGTATTATATGTTAATGTATACCAATTAAATTCTTGCCCACCAACACTAGCAGTATGTAAGTTTAATTGACTTGCTGTAATCGCTAAATTTGGAAGTATAAAAATATTATTAACGTCTTCGATATGTCCGTCTGAGTTTGTTCTTAATAAAAATAACGCTAAATTTTTAAAACTTTGTAGTGAAGTTATATCAAATAAGAATAATTGTTCGCCAAAAACTGTATTATCATACACACTAATACCAGCGTTTTGTGTACCTTTATTACTTGCTAATACTTCTGTTCCGTCGCTTCCGTCTTTTATTTGCCAATTACTTAATACACCTACATAATATCCATATTCGTTCCCGTAGCTTTCGTCTTCTGTTTCTTGTTCTTCTATTACTTCGCCTACGTCTAAATTTTCGGGTATTGTATGTAAGCCTATTGTATCGTCGTTTACGTGTTGTCTATTTATAAAACATACTTTTTTATTCCATTTATCAAACCAAGTAGACCAAGCGTCTACTGTAAATGTTATTTCTGTGTTTTTATCTCCTTTGTATATAACGTCGTCTATCCAAGCAAAAAACCATTTATTAGAATAGTCAGGGTTTTGAAATGCGATATAGTTTGCTTGTAAACATTGTGCATAAGTAAAACCAGCCATTATAGTTCCCGTGTTTCTTAAAAAAGAATAATTGTCAGCTTGCGCAACTAAATGTCCTTGACTTCTGCATAATTCTAACATTTGTGGTTCTGTATAGGAAAGCACGTTAGTATATTGTTTATCAATATTTATATTTTTTACTAATATAATTTTACTATTCATTTTCTATCTCCTTATCTGAAAATCTATAACTTGTTTAAAGTCTGTTCCTACCATATCATTAGCATAAAAAATTTTGTTTTCCTTAAATGTCATAAACAAGTTACGCAATTTTTCGTTTTTTATTGATATATTATATATATCTCTTTGCCAGTATCTTGATACTTTTATAACGTCAGAAAATACAATTATTTTATTAGAAAATTCTTTATAATATGGACGGATAAACCATATCGGACTTGTTTTTTCTTCCTTATCTACTATATATTCGCATAAAAATTTGAAACTTTGATATTGAAAGCCGAAACGATATAATACATTATAATTATTATAACTTTTTGGTAAATGTGGTTGTGGGTGTGTTTCCCAAGCCCCAGTATTTATCATTTTTGCGTTAGTTCCAATAGTTCCCGAAGTTTTGCCAGTAGATAAGCAATATTCAAGTGCTATCTTAATTGGTGGGTTTCCTTCTACTACGTCTGGTATTTCTTTTACTTGTATTGTACCTTGTTTTTGTGCGCTAATTATCTGATGTAAGCCCCAGTCGTTAATATATGGACATACTCTAGAAATTGTATTACCTACAAGCCATAGTCTAACTTTTAAACGTTTTCTATCTACTGTCGCATAAAAATTCATTAGTTTATTACTTTCATTAGGTAAATAAGTACTACGGCTCATAAATTCTTCAAATATAATGTCTTCTACATCTAAATAGCTTGCACCTGCGTAATTTTGTTCTGTCGATAATGCTACTACATAGCCTATTTTATCAAATCTTTTAGTTTTACCCGTTTCGTTATCGTATATCGATAAATATAAATTTTTTCTATATAATGTTATACAATTATATTTTCCCTCTGTTAATTTTGCTACGTCTACATCTTGAAAATATTGTTCTATTTTCTCGGACGTTATTTCCTCGCGTAATCTACGCATTAAAATAAATCTTTTGCCAGTTTTTAAATATTTTTCTACGGCTTTTTTGTGTTTTACTTGATAGCTTTTCCCGTTGGAACGCTCGCCGTATATCAAGTTAATTCTAGCACCGTATCGCGTCTATTTTATCTATATTATAATGGACTACTTTTTTATTCGCCATTGTTATTTTCTTCCTTTATATATAATCTTGCAATTTGATTTTCGATTTCTTCTCTTACAGCCTTTGCCTTTTCGTCTTTTAATCTATTCGTTAGTAGTCCTGCTCTGTCTACTTTTGTTTTTTTACACGCGTCCGATACTGTTATTTTTGAAAATTTTTTAATAAATTCTAAATCTTTCACTTTCTCACTCCTTATATTTTGCACGTTTACTAGAATTATCAGAAATTAAGTCGGCATAATCTAGCGCTTTCCCTAGTATGTATGTTGTCGGAACAATACAGCAACCGACTTTTGTCTTCTACTGTATATTCGTTTCCTTGATAATCTATTATAGTACATTTTTCTTGATTTTCGCAATACATTAACAAATTTTTATTCGTATATTTAAAATCAAATATAAAATTGTCTTTAAATTCTGATAAATTTTTTAAACCTTGTGCGCCGGCTTTTAGGTACGCCAGCTACTGTAATTTCTAATATTTTTGCTTTTTTTCCTTTTATTTCTTGTACGTTTGTATCTTCTTTTATTTTTTCTTTATCTATCCATTTTGTATAAGCATATTTTTTAGCGCCTTGTGTTATAAACTCGTCGTATTGTCCGTCGTTATCAAATACCCCTAATATATGACGTTCTCCTTTACTATCTTTCGGACTAAATTTTTCGTATGGTATATCCAGTAATTTGCTTACGTGTTTTAATTTTTGTATTACAAATTTGTTATATTTTTCTATTACTGTTTTGTCGTATCCTTCTTTTAATTTCATACTGTCAGTATCACAGTATACTACTTGTTCGTCTAGTTGTATTACATTTTTTAATAAATTAGAACGAGCATATGCTGTAACCCAAACACCATAAGCAAAAGATAAAAACGCTTTTTTCTTTTCTTCATTTAATTTTGCTATTATTTCTGTGTTTTCTAATTCTCTTTCTGTCCAGTCTAATTCATTATCGTATAATACTTCATCACGTATCATATTAGTAACACTCATACCATACAAGGCGTTAAATTTATTTTTTTCTTTTGCGTATTCTACTTCCATACCTTCTACGTTTTTATATGCTGTTTTATTTACATACTTTTCTAAGACAAATTCTATAAATTGTTTAGGTAAATAATCGTAAACACTATAATAACTTTCTTTTATTTCGTAACTATCGTATTTATAAGTATCTAATAAAAAATAAAAGTCTACATCTGTTAGCGTAATTGTTAAACTTTCTGCTTCCATTACACGCCCGTTATCGTATTTACCTTTTTTTATTTCTCTACATTTACTTTGCGAAATAAAATTATTATAATATTTACATTTTATATTTTTAAATTCTACTACTAATATATATGCAAATCTACTCAACATTTGTTTTCTATCTTTTATCATACATTTTTGAAACTCAGTAGACGGGAATTTATGTGAAACTAAAATATATGGATATGAACTCGTAAAGTCCCAGCTTTCTATATTTTTTAGTATTTCGTCAACATATATCCAATTAGCGTGCGTGTATCCGTCCTGCAAATGCTTCTTGTAATAAATTATATATGTGTGGGTTTATATTTATTGACTTTTTAACTTTTCTTTTATAGTCCCAGTCTTCCGATATTCTTTCTTTTAGTTCTCGCCTTACGTGTCCCGTGCTTGTTAATGGTATTTTGTCAACTCTGGCGTATGTTTCTAATTCTCTTTTTATATAGTAATATATAACTAAACAGTCATACTCGCAATATCCTAATTCTTTTTCTGTTAATTTTGTTGCTGGCGTTCGAAGTAATGTATAATCTAAATCTCCTACTTTCTTTTCTACTGGTAACATAAATATTTTAGGTAATTGCTTTAATGCACAATTTGACATCTGATAAGTACATCTAATTTCTATGTTATAGTCTTCTAGTTCGCATTTCATAACTTTGTGTTTTTTCCTTGCTACTACGTTTTTAAATCTAAATATACTTTTTAAATATTGAAATTCAAACGCTAAATTGTGTATAAAAACTATTTTTTTACTATTATTATAATAATCTAAACGCATTAGAAAACTTTTTAATTCTTCCCAAGTTCTACCATAATATACTTCTTCGTTAATAGAAAACATCCAAATATACATACAACTTCTAAATTCTGCTAGTTTTTGTTCTTCCTCTGTTAATTCTAAATATTTTATTGCTGGTAGTATTCTACCGTGTAATATTAAATAACTTGATGTTTCTATATCTAACGAATATATAGTATTATCTACTTTTTTTCTTTCGCCTACTATGTCCCCAAAATGATACTGAAATTCTTTATAATATTTCATACTTTAAATCTCTTTTCTTTTATCATTTATGGCGTTTATTAAATAATTATATTCTTTGCCGTCTATTTTCCCTTCTGACATTAAATTTGCTATTATACTTTCTACCTCTTGTAAATCACTTTCACTATTAGCATTATTTACAAGTTCTATAACATTACTGTATAATAATTCTATTTCGTCAGTATTCTGACTACCTCTATATACATACTTTGTATATATTTTTCTTAATATACTTTCTGTGTTATAGCCTCTGTTCCATTGTATTATACTTTGCATTTGACTATAAAAAGTTTCATAATCGTTTTGCTTTTCTCTTGCTTCTTCTATTACTGCTAATACATCAGACCCGAGGTATAAAATTTGTTATTCCATTTACTTCTTTATCGTCAAAAAAATTCGTTAATGCTTCTGCTTCCTCGTAAGATATATCCGAAACATCAGTACTAAATCTTGTTTTTAATGTTTTAATAGCTTTTTGTTTAGCTTTCTTTATTCCTCTTTTAGTACTAATACTACTATTTAAAAATTCTTTTGTAGCTTTTATAGTTGCTTTCATTTGTGTAACTGTCATTGATTTATTGGCTTTAACACGCCCAGAAACAGTCCAAGCTTGCAACGGTTCGGTTGCAAGCTTTTCCTTTAAATATTTTGTAGCCCAAGTATCTCTCCCGAAACTCGCGTTCTAACCTTACTATACGTTGGTTAGCTCTTTTACTTAACTTCTTTAATTCACTAAATAATTCTTGTTCCTCTCGGGTTAGTTCCTTCTTTTTAGGCATATTTATTCTCCTTTACTACAAAATTAAAATGGTAAATCGTCTGTTGTTTCTTCTTCATTTTTTGTAGTTTCTTCTTTTTTGTTATTTCCTAGTACTGGTACTGCTTTATAAGTTTTACCTTTCTTTGTTTTTACTTCTGTTAGTCTTACGCTTTCTACTTCTCCGAAATAATCTACTACGCTTTCTGTGAAGATTTCACTACCACTAGATACTAAGCCGTATTCTTCTGTATCAAAGTAGTTAATGTCAAACTCTTTTTCGTCTGTTACAATATGACATTTTGCGTATCCTGTTATTTTAACTTCTACGCCTACTAACTCTGATAATTTGATAGCTGTTAAATCTCCTTTCTTTGCCATTTTCTCGAATAATGCGTTGTCGCAAGTTCCTTTCTTTTCGTTTACTGTTACTTCATACTTTCTTGTTTCCATTTTATTCCCTCTTTCTTGCTATTAGGTAGCAAACCATAATTTTTTCTAGCTTTCATAAGATATAGCTATAACTTTCAATACTTATGTATTGGCGTTTTCACTAGGACGGCTCGTCGCTTAAAGCCAAAATACTATATACGTATTAGTATGTTTCCCAACCTCTTACAACCATTCGAAAGGTTAGTCCCGTTTTACTTTTATGATAGGTTACCGCCTATCTCCTTTCGACACATTAATAATACTACAAATTGTTATATTTGTCAAGCATAATTTTAAAATATTTTCAACAAAATGTTGTTCGTATAACATAATGTTATATGTATTGTTTTATGTTTACTTGAATATTTGTTTGGGGAATATTTGTTCGGTTTACCATAATCGGAGATACCACAAAAGTAC